ATCCTCGTGTCGCATAGGCATTCATATACCATTGACGCAGTTCGTTTGTTTCAAGCTCTTTGTAGCTTTGCATGTTTAACCTCATACTAGACATTTCAAATAACGTGCCGATCTTTCGACAGACCCATAATATCCCAATTCTTATGGGAAGTCAAGAGGAAAGTTTTTCGAAAAAAGTTCTTGACTTGTGTGAATTTGTCCCATAGATATTGGGATGTCTAAATTGCAAACGGAGAATGCTATGAATAGTAATGAACTATTTGAGCGTCGCACAGAACTCAAGCATGTGCTTGCTGAGTTGCGCGATGAACTCAAGGACATCGAAGAACAAATCTCAGATACATTTCTAAGCCAAGCGCGTGATGCTTTACGCGCAGATGGTAAAGACTTTGGCACGACTCATATCGTTGCGAACAATATGAAGCTCAAGGCCACAGTTCGTAAGAAGGTAACGTGGGATCAAGAAAAGCTAGGTCAGGTGTTACAGACAATGCCTGAACACGATGCACGTCACTATGGAAAAATTACGCTTGCAGTAGAAGAGCGTAAGTACACAACAGCACCGCCAATGATCAAACAGGCACTTGAAGAATGTCGCACTGTCGAGGTTGGTGGCTTTACAATCGAAGAGGAAGAATAATGGCGTTGCAAATCATCACAGCCGATCAGCGTCTCGCTGAAAAGAAGGGCCATAAAATCGTAGTGTGCGGTCAGAGCGGTGTGGGTAAAACCACACTCGCGCGGACACTCGAACCGAAGACCACATTGTTCATTGACTTGGAAGCGGGAGATGCCGCCATCGAAGGGTTTCCCGTTGACGTCCTACGTCCAAGCACATGGCAAGAATGTCGTGACCTCGCATGTTTTATTGGGGGTCCAAATCCATCGTTGCTCGAAGAGCAGCCGTACAGTCAAGCGCACTACGATTACGTGTCAACGATGTACGGCGATCCAGACATCTTGCTCAAGTACGATACGCTGTTTGTAGACTCTATTACAGTTGCAGGGCGTTTGTGCTTTCAGTGGTGCTTACAGCAACCAGAGGCGCGTTCTGACCGATCTGGTAAGCTAGACACTCGCGCAGCATACGGTATGCATGGTCGTGAGATGATGTCGGGGCTGACACACATCCAACACATTCGTGAAAAGAATGTCATCTTTGTTGGCATCTTAGACGAAGTGACGGACGATTATGGGCGCAAGTCATATGCGCTTCAAATTGAAGGCAGCAAAACAGGTCGTGAATTGCCCGGGATTGTTGATGAGGTTATCACTATGGCAATCCTAACAGGGGATCACGGTCAGTATCGTGCATTCGTATGTCAACCACTTAATGAATGGGGCTATCCTGCAAAGGATCGCTCAGGTAGACTTGATGTTCTGGAAGAGCCACATTTAGGTAATCTTATTCGCAAGATGAATGTAGGCGATTCACAGGCTAACAAGGGATTAACTTTTGTTGATCCGCAAACTCAAACTGGAGAAGTATAATGTTAAATTTCAATAACGTTCAAGCAGCCGAACCACAATCATATGAGCGTACACTAATTCCAAACGGAACAGTGTGTCGTGCAACAGTGATGGTCAAGCTAGGTGATATGGAAATCCCTGAGTTTGGCGCAGGTCAATGGTTCAAGAAGTCACAATCATCTGCGGCAAAGTGGATGGAACTTGAGTTCACAATCGTAGGCGGTGAGCATGACCGTCGTAAATTCTGGGATCGCATCTTTGTTGATGGTGACAAACTGGGACAAAGTGGCATTCCACAAGCAAAAGAGATTGGCTTACGCACTCTGCGCTCTATCATTGAAAGTGGTCGCAATCTTGATCCCGCCGACATGTCGCCAAATGCGCAACAGGCACGTAACATTTCTGGCATGATGGACTTAAATGCTATGGAAATCTGTGCTAAAGTTGGTATTAAGAAGGGGACCAATGGTTACGAAGATAGCAATCGCTTGATCGTGGCGTTGACACCTAATTCGCCAGAGTTCATTCCGAGTGGACAGGCACCAGTAATGCAGACCCCTGCGGCAGCGGCTCCACAGCCACAGCAGCAAGCGGCACCACAGCAGTCTGGCGCAGTTCCCTCATGGGCACAAAGGTAATCTAGCGGCAGGGCCACTCCGCGCCTGCTAGACCTCGGTATTGGGGGGGCCGAGGCCGCAAACCCCCCAAACTTCTAGCGAATAGGTTTATCATGTTACTCAGACCCTACCAAGAGGTCGCCGTGAACGACGCGTGTAAGGCGTTGGACAAGCACGGCAACACAATCGTTGTAGCTCCCACAGGTGCAGGTAAGACAATCATGCTTTCTGCTTTGGTTGGCAAACGCCACAAAGAAGGCAAGAAGGTTCTCGTCATTCAACACCGTGACGAATTGGTTGAGCAGAACAGCGCAAAGTTCAAGAAGGTTAACCCGTACATTACAACAAGCATTGTGAACGGCACAGTCAAGCACTGGGACGGGGATGCAGTGTTTTCGATGGTGCAGACCGTATCGCGCGATAATAACCTCAGAGCGCGTCCTAAGTTCGATATGGTGGTTATTGATGAGGCGCACCATGCAGCCGCTCCCACCTATCGCCGTGTGATTGACGCAGTTCTTGAAGACAACGACAAGGCCGAGATCGTCGGCTTCACAGCTACGCCTAACCGTGGCGACGGCAAAGGCTTACGCTCAGTCTTTACCAACTGCGCACACCAGATTGAAATCGGCATTTTAATCCGAGAAGGCTACCTCGTACCGCCAAAGACATATGTCGTGGACTTGGGCGTACAGGATGCTTTGAACGGCGTAACCAAGCGCGGCAAAGAGTACGACATGGAAGAAGTCGCCGCGATTATGGACCGCCAAGTCATTAACGATAGAATTGTTCGGGAATGGCAGGAGAAGGCAGATGATCGTAAGACCGTTGTGTTCTGCTCCACAGTTGCACATGCCGAACATCTTTGCACAGCTTTCCAAATGGCAGGCTACAATGCCAAATACGTCACAGGAGAGACAGACAAAGACAAACGTGCAGAGATGCTGCATGACCTAGAACATGGTGACTTGCAGGTTATGGTCAACGTAGCGGTGCTTACAGAGGGGTTCGATGCCCCCCCTGTGTCGTGCGTAATCCTAACGCGCCCATGCTCCCAGAAGGGCACAATGGTGCAGATGATTGGTCGTGGGCTACGCACAGTTGATCCAGAGATTCATCCTGATCTAATCAAGACAGATTGTATCGTCATGGACTTTGGCACCAGTGTTCTAACCCATGGGTCACTGGATGATGTAGCCAACCTTGACGGCTCACAGCGTGAACCAACAGAAGAGGGTGGGCCTACAAAGAACTGCCCAGAGTGTGACTTTGTAAACCCTGCCAGTGTGCGCGAGTGCATTAACTGTGGATACGAGTTTGGCGTTAAAGAACGTACAGAGTTGCATGAATTTGTAATGACTGAATACGATCTGATGCAGCTATCGCCGTTTATGTGGATTCAGCCATTCACTAACAGTGACGCTATGATGGCTATGGGATTCAGCGGGTTTGTAATCATTGTTCCGCTCACAGACGATCTTTGGGTAGCAGTTGTGCGTGACAATAACCTAAAGACAACCCGAACAGTTTCGATTGGCGACAAGATGATTGCTATGCGAGCAGCGGATGACTTCTTGCGTGAGGTCGAAGACAGCAGCGCAGCAAACAAATCAAAGCGGTGGCTCAATCAGCAGGCTACACCAAAGCAGCGTGAACATTTGGCAAAGCAAGGCGTTGATGTAGGGTTCATGGACTTCTCGTGGACGAAGTATCGTGCAGCATGTGCATTGAACTTCCTATGGAATCAGCGTGTACTTCATACTCATTACTCTAAAGCAAAGGAACGAGTGAATGCCAATTAAGCTAATCACAGTGCGTCAAGGCGACAATGGGCCAGTTGTTTACATGTGGGTAGACGGGAAAGAGGTTGGTCGAGTAGAGTTAAATACACGCGAAGCCATGATCCTCATGCGTGAGTTGGCTGACAAAGTAGTGATGGAGTAACCATGCCACGTTTTGATCTTTATTTAGTAGTCGCAGGATACACACCAGACGATGAAAT